ATCCTATGGACGCCCGGGTTGATGCGTAAGGGACGCTGTTTCGCTATTTGCTTCAGGGGTTGTGCAGCGCCTCGACGAACGTCACGGCAATCTCGATCGAAGCCAGGACGAACGACGCGCCGTCAGCGCGGGGGCCGATGTCGCGGCCGAGGTACTCCACACTCTTGACCTTGCTGCCCCACGTGACGCTGGGCCTGCCCCCTGTGGTGAACACTGCCCGCTTGAGGTCGCGAAGCGCCGCGTGCGCCGCGATGTTGGGGTCGTCGGCGTCGCAAGGGAGGTAGGCGAACAGCACGTACCGCTGCGCCAGTTCGTACGTCGTGGTGTTTGTCTCGCGGGCCGGGACGTCGTCGCCCTCGATCATCGACACGCACGGAAGCATCGAGTCGTCGACCTTGCGCCGACCTTGGAAGACCTTGCGGCCAATGTCGGTCTCGGCGCCCTGCGCGATGGTCAGCGTGAGCAGGCGCGTCCTCAGTTCGGCGGCCACATCCTCGGCCCGGTTCAGGACGGTCATGCGAGGGCCCTTTCGACCGCGTTGACCATGACGCTGGCCGCGGTGTTCTCCAGGTCGACCTCAAGATCGTCGGCCCGCTTGTTGACCTGGTAGCGGAACAGCGAGTACGGGGCGACCCCGTAGACGTGCTTCTTGCGGTCGCCGCTGCGGATGAACACGCCGACCTTGTCGCCCTCTTTGGTGCCCTGGCGCAGCTTCATGGTGAAGGCGCCCTGCATGCTCTTGCGGCTGCCCCGGGTGACCTCCACGCTGACGCCGGCCGCTCGAGCACCGGCGGGCACGCCGCGCGACGAGTCGCCTCGAGCACGGGGGGCCGAGCGGTAGAGCACGATCGGGTCGTAGTGGCCGAGGATGGTGAGGTCGCCGCGGGTCGTCAACGTGGCCTCGGGGTTGGTGCCGGCGCGAGACAGGACGAGGTCGGTCTTCGACTTGACGTACTGATCGCTGAGGTTGATCCCCTCGTTCATGCCCCGTGTGGCGACCTTCTCGAACCGCGTGATGACTTCGTTCACCGCTGTCGAGGCCGCCAGGCCGAAAGCCTCGCCGGTGAGCCGGCGCAGCTTCGACTCCAGGCCGTCGATCTCGCGGACGTCGATGGTCAGGCGCAGACTCATCTCGGCACCACGATGAACGTGCGGGTGTAGCCGTTGTCGACCACGAGGCGGTCCAGCTTGAAATCGCCGTCAGGGTGGTCGAACGTGTCGCCGACCTGCGGGTTGTACTGGACGTCGATCGTCGTGATGTCGAACCTGACCACAGGGTTGTCGTCGGCCGTGTCGCCGATCCCCGCGTAGATATCCGCCTGGCGGATGAGCGGCGCCTTGCCGCACGAGACGCCCCGAAGCAAAGCGGGCTCGCCGTGTTTGGCGAGCCCTGCTCTGACTGCGCGGGCCATGTAGCCCAGTGCCATCGCGCTCAGGCGAGGGCGCCTGCGTTCAGACCCAGCTTGATGATCGACGCCGGACGCGTGATCAGGTTCAGCGGGTTCGACTGGCACTCGGCCTCGATGCCGACGTTCATGCGCATGGGCTCTTGCTTCAGGTAGAACGGCAGGCCCATCGTGTTGACCGTCTCCATGTACGGCGCCGGTGCGTAGTAGGTGACGAACATATCCGGCACGCCGAGCGGGACCAGCAGCGCGGTGTTGTCGGCGATCTTGACGTTGCCGGCGCCGCGGTACTCTTCCCAGAAGGTCTCGCCATACTCGAACCCGCCGCGGCGGTCGGTGCGCAGCGTCGAGCCCTGCTGGTACTTGTAGGTCTCTTCGACGGCCGGATGCGTCACCAGGGCATCGAAGAACCCAGGCGAACACAGAGCGTGGTAGCCGGCAGCTTCCACGCCGCCGAGCGAGTCCTCGCTCTTGCGCTTCGCCGAAATGACTTTCAGAAGCACCTTGGTGCCCGTGACGTCGAGCGCCATGTCCTGCGTCTGCTGCGAAACGCCGAACTCGGCATACAGGTCCAGGATCGTCGAGCCGGTGGCGTCGAGGATCAGGCCTTTCAAGGCGCCCATGCGGTGGTACTCGATCGTCAGGTCCAGATCCCGACGAACGACCTTCACCTTTTTCATCAGGCGGTCCTTGGCCAGTTCGGTCTCGGTCTGCGAGCCGAAGGCGCGCAGGTTCTGGACCTCATCGGCCATCAACGCGGTGCGCTGCGGCAAGTGGATGGCCTGGAAGTTGCGCAAGTTGCGGCGCTGCAGGCCCTTGACCTCGCCAGGCGCACCGCGCGGCTTGGCCGGGACCAGCGTCAGAACGTCGCCTTCCATTTCGATGTTGACCGAGGTCGTATCGATAGGTTCTTGCGTGAACCAACCCAAGCGTTGCAGCTTGGTCGGTTGGTAGGACAGCAGGTTGATGCTCGTGGTCAGTTCGGTGACCGTGAACGCCGGGTCGGAGCTGAAAACGTCGAGTTGCATGTTCTGTTCTCCAGTGAATCAGCGGACGATGACGCCCAGCGCGGTGAGGTCCGTCTTGCCGTTCGAGTCAATGCCGGTCAGCATCGATTCCCAGACTTCGCAGTCACGAACGAACACGGTGCACTTGTAGTCGCCGTTGGTGCCGGGGCAGGCATTCAGCAGAACCGCCGCAGCGGTCTCCGAGCCGTTGCTGGCCGCGTTGCTGTAGGCGACGTACTTGCCGGTCGCGGTGATCTTGCCGAGCACTTGGCCCGACGGCAGAGCGACGGCGCCTGCCACCGTGACGGTGACGACTTCACGGCTGCGGTCGCCGTTCGCTTCGGAGAGCAGAAACTCGCCGGTTTGCTTGCCTTGGGTGAGGACGGTCATTTCGCGCTCCTACGCTGGGTTTCCTGCATTGCGGTGATCTGCGACCACAGGTCTGTCGGGTTGATTGGCTCGGGCTTGTTGGCGTTGCCTTGGATGTCCTTAGCCCGCCGCGCGCTGTCGATCGGGTTCTTCTCAGCCTCCGCGGCGCGGGCCTCGGCGATCGCCTTGCGGGCGTCGTCGAAACTGGCGCGGGCCTTGACGAACTCGCCGGCGCGCTCGCTGGCGCCGACGTGCTTGCACAGCTTGACGACCTGCCCGGCCTCGGCGATCGCAGCCTCGGCCTGGGCCGCGTCCGAGATCCGCGCGTCGACCAGGAAGTCAGGCGCGTAGTCCTCGACGCCGTGTTCCTTGGCCAGCGCCACGATGCGGTCGATCAGCGAGGTCGCCTTCGGGGCGGGCTCGGGGTCTTTGGGCTTGAACAAGGCCTTGACGGCGTCCGGCAGCTTGCGGTCCTGGACCTCGAACTTCGCGCTGACCTCGATCGCCGGGGTGACCTCGTCGCAGAGCCCGTACTCGAGGCACTCGGCCGCGGTGAGCAGCGTCTCGGCGGCCAGCAGGTCGAGCAGCACCTTCTCTTCGCCCTTGAACCGACGCGAGTACGTCGCGGTCAGCGAGGCGCCGAACTTGTCCAGGTCCGCAGCCGCCGCCCGATGGTCCTCGGCATTGCCGTAGGTCCCCGTGATCGGGTTGTGGATCCACATGAACGTGTTCTCGGGCATCTCGATGTGGTCGCCCGCCATCGCGAGGTACGACCCGGCCGAGGCCGCGATGCCCATCACCTTGACGTCAACGTGCTTGCCGGAGGCCCGCAGTTGATTGAAGATGGCCAGGGCGTCGATCACACTGCCGCCGGGGCTGTTGATCAGCAACTTGATCTTCGGCGTCGTGACCAGCTTCAGGTCGCGAGCGAAGTCGGAAGCGTTGACGCCCCAGAAACCGATCTCGTCGTAGACCGTGATCTCCGTCGAGTCGGATTCCGGCCCAAGGGCCTTGATCGAATACCAGTTCTTCATGGTGCGGCGGATGTTGGCGACAAACTCTGCCGCGAGTAAGGGACGGTGTTTCGCTATTTGCGCAGCAGGAACAACAGTTCGTCGGCATCGTGGCGACGACGGCGCTTCACAGCAGGCCGGGCTCGGCCGCCGAGATGGCCGCCTCCCCCGAGCGGGGGCAGGACCGGGGGCAGCCCCGACGCCGCGTTCACCAGGCCGAGGCCGGCCGTGACGAGGACCCGGCCGGTTCCCCTGCCGAGGCCTCGCGCGACGATCACGTCAGACGCTCCCTGCGTTCAGCCCCTTGGCCACGGTACGGCTGCGCTCCGGCGGCATCCTCGAACAGATTGCCCTCCAGCAGCACGGTCGACCCGTCGTCGTCGTAGACCGTCATGCGGCCGGTCGAGGGGTTGGTGACTTGCTTGTTGCGCAGCAACTTCAAGACCAGCGCCAAGTCGGCCGGGCAACTCGCGAGGAGCGCCGTCAACATGGCATGCGTCTGCACGGCCGTCTCTTCGGCGGTCAGGCCGTTGGACAGAACGTAGTTCCAGACGTCGGCGGGGTCTGCGGTGCCGCCGGTCGAGGCAGGATCCAGCGCCAGCGCAGTGTCGGTTTCGGTGGCAAGGCCAACCGCCCTCAGTTGCACCGCCGAAAGCGCGAAGCTCGCGTCGATCTCCAGCGCCAGGCCGGGTGCCATGCGCTGGATCGGCGTGAGGGCCAGAGCGGCATCAGTCTCGGTTGCCATGCCGACGGCACGAATCTGGCGGCCCGCCAGCGCCAGCGCGATGTCGGTCTCGACAGCCAGACCAACAGCACCTGGGACGTTCGGCGCCAGTGCCAGTGCGGTGTCGACCTCGGTGGACAAGCCGGCAGAGCGGATCTGCACCGGCGCGCGGGCCAGCGCGATGTCCGTCTCCGTCGCGAGACCGGTGGCGCGCAACTGCAGGCCAGCGAGAGCAAGTGCGGTGGAGGCTTCTGAGGCCAGGCCAACACCGCGAATCTGCAAGCCGGTCAGAGTGAGCGCGGTGTCGGTCTCGGTGGCGAGGCCGGCAGGGCGTGCGGCACTGAGCGTGAGGGCAGAGTCGGTCTCAGTGCTAAGGCCGACAGCCTTGAGCTGGACAGCACCGAGCGCGAAAGCGGTATCGGTCTCGGTGGCAAGGCCGACAGGTGTGCTCGCTCCAGCGCTCAGCGCGAAGGCGGTGTCAGCCTCGGAGGCGAGGCCTGTAGTCGTGAGCTGGACGGCGCTCAGCGCGAAGGCGGTGTCGGTCTCAGTGGCAAGGCCAAGTGCCTTGATCTGGACAGCAACGAGCGCGAGGGCCGTGTCGGTCTCGTCTGCCCTCCCCGCCACTGTGCCAGCCGCACCGATGGTGAAGCCAACCGTTGTGCTGCCGTAGCTTGCACCGTTCTTGTAGCCGGTGTAGGTGAACGAGTAGGAACCGTCGGGGCCGGTTGCGACAAACGAAGAATCTTCGTAGGCGAAGAAACTCGTCAGCCCGCTCGGGCCGCTGGTGATCAGGCCATAGAACTCGTCATTGGCCTCGCCGGGCAGCGCCAGGTCGTTGTACAGGTAGCCCGCGCCGCTGGTGCCGGTGCTGGGCACGGCCGAGCCGAGCACGCCCAGGCCGCGGTTGCCCACCACACAGGCGCCGGTGATGAGGCTGGCAGTGTCGACGCGGCAGGTCAGGGCCATGGCGTCAAGTTGCGGTGAGGGTTTCCAGCCCCTCGGCGCCGGTGCTGGTCTGCCGCCACACCACGCGGTAGGCGGTGGCGGCTGTCAGGCTGGCATCCGTGAAGGTCACCACGGCCGTGGTGGCGTGGCTGGTAAGGCCGGTTTTCTTGAGCACCAGCGCGCCGGTGCTGGGGTTGTGCACGTAGGCCTCGAAGGGCTCGCTGGCGCGCACGGTGCCGGTGTTGTTCTTGAGTGTGCTCGAGGTCAGGCCCGCCACCGAACTGGTGGTGAAGCTGCTGCTGCTGACGCGGTTGGAGTCGTTGGCCGCGGCGTCGGCGTGCACGAGGTGCGCGTAGTACGTCGTGGCCGACGTCAGGCCCGTAGCGCCGATGGTCTTGGCGCCGGTGCTGCTGACGGCCACCGAGCCGTCCCAGGGCGCCGCGGCGCCGGTGTGCGTCTCGCCGGCCTTGATCTGCGCGACGCTGGGCTGCGTGGCCGAGGTGGTGACCACGGCGTATAGCGTGCCGTTGCCCTCGTCAGTCGTCGCGCCGACGGTCGCCGTGGTGGGGCCGGTGGCGGTGCCGGTGGGGGCGGTAAGCACCGGCGCCGTGGTGTCGCTGGCCGCCGCGGGGTTGACCGGGACGATGACCTGGTGATTCTGCGGACTCGTAGCCGTCCACGAGTACCCCATCGCCGTGGCGTCGGCTTTGTAGGTGTGCAGGTACTCGTTTCCGCCCTGCACTACCGCGGCCCGGAGGTTGGTCTGCCCGGCCCCCGCCGTCAGCCCTTGCGTTGTGGCGTTAATCCCGTGACCGGCAATCGCCACCCCGCCCGAGGCCACCGTGCAGGAGTTTGACTGCGGGGATGCACTGGTGCCGGTGGTGTAGAGGACCGGCGTACCCGTCGGCGTCGTCTGGTCGACCCCAGACATTGGCACGATGGTGCAGACGTAGGACCCCCCCGCGTAAGCGGCGACGCTGAAACGCACCGTGAAAGTGCCAGACGTGCTCCCCAGAAGGTATCGATAGATGTTTGTGGTGTTGTTGGCGCCATCAGCAATGGTGGCCACTGACGTTGCGTTGTTGCCGTCAACCGTGGGCAGGTTCCAAAACCCGCCGCCCGGCGTCGAGTCAACCCGATAGCCGCCCCCAACAATGATGAAGATCGCCAGACCAGAGCCCGCTGAAACGGTGACCGACTCGTCGTGCGTGGTGTTCGGGCCGCCATCCCATCCGACGATATTGCCGGTTTGTACGGTGACTGCCATGTCAGCCCCTCACGGTGGCGCAGCGGAAGTCGATGCTTCCCATGCTGCCGGTGAACGATTCGGAAGAGCACAGCGTGATGTTCAGCTGTGCGCTGGCGTGCGATACCTTGGTGCCGGCCCGCGGCATGGCGCAGCGCATCACGACCGTGTCGGTGGTCGGCCCCTCACCCATGCGCAGGAACATCGGCGGCGTGAGCTCTTCGTTGCTGACGCCGTATGGATAGACGCGCAGGTAGCGGAAGCGCTGCGTGGCCAATGCGTTCATGCGCACTTCGAGAATCACGTCCAACCCGTTGGGGTCGCTGCTGGTGATGCTGCGGCCCGACAGGGCCACGCTCATGCCGAGCCCGCCGTCCGTCCCGTTGTCGGCGATCTGCGTGGGCGTGATGCGCTGCCAGGGCGTCTGGTTCGGGTCGCCGCCGTCTGCGGCCACTTTCGAGCAGGTGCCGTCGATGCCGGCGCCAGCGCCGCCCACGCTCCAGCCGGTGGCGACCGAACCGCCGCCGCTCAAGCTGGTGCTTCCGCCGGTGCCCGCCATCAGGTGGTATGGCACCCACTGCGGCTGCGCCGGGTACACGTCGGCGGCATCGGTCGACAGCGGGGAGGCATACGCGAAGCTGGACAGGTGCGAGGCAAGCGCCGCCGCACCGTCGATGCCCATGCGGTAGCTGCCGGCGTTCGTCGTGTGGATGCCATCGCCGGGCACGTAGCCGGTCGCCCACCCGCCGCTGCCGTTGTTGACCGTGGTGCAGTCGTCGCAGAAAAACAGGCGCGAATTGCCGGCGCAGTAGCTGCTCAGCCACGCATTGAACGAGCCGACGCCCGCGCCGCTCTCGGGGCTGCTGATGGGCGGCACCGCAAACACGATGCCGCGCTCACAGTAGCCCAGCAGCGCGGTGATGAGGTCGTCATACGCCGTCTGAATCGTTCCGTTGATGCTGGTCCCGCCGCGCGTGTCGTTCGTCCCTACGCGGAGCAGAAACCAGCCCAGCGTGCCGAGCCCGGCCGCGCCAGGCGTGGCGTTGGTGTAGTCGTTGTCGATGCGGGCCAGCACGTCGGCCACCGTCTCTCCGGCAACGGCGATATTCGCCACCGGTTTCAACACGCCGCCGTTGATGCCGAGGCTCCACGTATAGGGGTGCAGCGAACCGTAGCTCAGCGATGTGAGGCTGTCGCCGACGAGCAGCGCGCGCTCGGACGGCGCGGGTGCCGCGCGCCCTGCGTAGATCGCCTCTCCGCTGGCGGCGGTGTAGCTGTCGGCGACGGCAGTGGCCACGGCGCTGCGCTTTCGTCGATCAGCTGGCGCGGAAGAACACGCCGGTGGTCATCTGGATGTCGGCGCCGCTCGGCGTCTGCGCGAAGTCGAACATCGTCAGCGGGATGATGTTCGCGTCGGTGCCGCCGGTGGTGTCGCTGTCGTAGCAGACGGCGATCTTCGAGATCGCATTGCCTGATGCAGCGGTCCAGGTGGTGGTCGGCAGCGAGATGTCGTACCGATCGTTGCTGTCATCCGGCGCCGGCAGCGCCGCAAGGTCGGCGTCCGTCAGGGTCTTGCGGCCCATCGTGGTCTGCTCGTTGGTCGCGCCGGACAACAGCGCCGCGAGCGTGTCCGCGTCGATCAGCGTGGCGTCGGCTTCGAGACCAGAAGTCTCGATCGGCACCAGGATGATCGCAGCGTTCGTCGGGTCGTTGGACTTGACCCGGTTGTACAGCTCGACGACGCGCCCTTTGGCGACGTTGAAAGTGATATTGGACACGGCAGTTCCTTGTTACTGAAGGGTGGTCTCGGTGTGCACGACCTTGACGATGTTTCCGTCAGAGTCGCGTTCTTGCACTTCGGTCTCGGTGCGCCGATCGGGCAGCGACACGAGGACCTCGGCGGGTTGGATGTTGTTGGTCACGCTGACCGGAGTCGGCTCGACCTGAACGTGGTTCTCGATCACAGGAGCCGCGGTTGTGACTTCCGTCGGGCGGCCAGCCGCAACCTTGAAAGCCTCGACCATTGCCGAGAACATCGCGGCCGTCTGCGCTCGTTCCTGGGTCTGCCGGGCCTCCGCCTCAGCCCGCTCGCGGCGCATCTCGGCAAGCGTCTCCGTCTGCACGGCGAACATGCCCTGGACGCTTTGGATCAACGCGGCGACCATCGTCGCTTCGGGGGTCGGTTCAGTGCTCGCGGGGCGCTGCAGGTTCGCGATCTGCGCCATCGTGAGCGCGAGTTCGGCCTCGTGCCGCTCGCTAGCTTGGCGCAGCGCCTGAGCCTCGGGCTTCGCGGCGGGCGCAGCAGCGGGAGCACCCGCGGGCGGCTTGTCCGCCACCAGGCCGAGTTCCTTGTCCTGCTTGATGCTCTCGGCAATCTTGCGAGGGTCGTCGCCTCGCTTGCTGATGATGTTGCTCGCCGACTCCAACTTGTTGGTGATCGAGAGGATCTGCCCCTCGATGTCCTGGGTCGGATGGATGTGCGGCCACGCGTGCGGCTGTTGCTCGGGGTTCGAGCAGTCCTCGAACCGCGTCATCGGCAGATCGCCGGCCAGCATGCGAGCCTCGGCCCACCAGCGGATCATCGGCCGGCAGAGCATCGGAATGACCTGCTGCCACTGGCGTTGCTCGGCCAGCCGACGGAACTCGTTCACGACCACACGGAGGGTCCGGTCGCTGATGTCCTTGATGTCCCCCGACAGGAACTCGTACGGCATGCTCATGCCGGCCGCGGTGCCCATGTGGGTGGTCCGCATGTAGTCCGAGAACGTCGTGCCGGCCTCGGGCGGGTTGGTGAACTTGACGTCCTCGCCAGGGTTCAGGGTCTGACTGATCCCGGGCTCGAGGCCCGCGATCGGCTGGCCGTCCTTGCCGTAGAACAGCGGCAGCCCGGTGACCGGGTCGAACTCGATGTCCTCCAGCTTGCCCGGCATCTCCCGGGTGATGAACATCGTGAACAAGTTGGCCAGCAACTGCCGGTCGAGAACCGCGTCCTCGAAATTCAACGCCGCGCGCAGGCGCACCAGGACGGAAGCCAACGAGGTCACGCCGCGAAGCTGGCCGGGCCGCTTGGGCTCGAACAAGTGGCTGACCTCGGACGCCGGCACGCGGATCAACTCGCGGCTGTCGGGCTTGCGGCTCGCCGGCTTGTCGCCCGGGTGTTCGCCGTAGAACCAATACGCCGTGCGGCGGCCCCAGCGGTTGCGCTCGATGCCTTGGCGGATCGTGTGGTCGGCCGGCAGCCCGCGCCAATCGTCGGTGTCAAACACCGGCAGGAAGTGGCCCTCGAGCAGTTGGAACTGCACCGGCGCCGGCAGCGGCGAACTGAGCGAGCGGTCGCGTCGGCGCACGAAGGCCTCGCCGCCGTCCAGCCACGTGCGCACGCCGAGCGCCACCAAACCGTGGTAGTCGAGCACCCCGTCAGCGTCGGCCACGGGGGAGAAGGCCTCGAACGCCTTGCTGTCGGCCTCGTTCTTGAACCGCGGCGTGATGCCGACGCCGACCAGGGTCGTCGTCCACTTCTGGACGCTGCTCTCGGCGGCCCAGTCGTTGCGGGTGCTGTCGAGCGCCCGGCTGCGCAGCAGTTCGAGGCCCTGCGTGGCCGCCTGGGGGCCGCTGTTCGGCGGCGTCCAGCCGCGGATCCGACGCCCGGTGCCCGCCGCATCGTACTTGGCCGCGACCTCGACCTTGCGCTTCGTGGCCCTGCGCATCAGTAGCCTCGGCCGCCGTAGAACAACATGGTCCGCTGACTCGGGCGCTTGCCAGCGGCGCGGGTCTCCTGCCGGTTTAGCTCGGCCTGGAGGCTGTTGCGGGCGGCGATGAGCGAGTCGGTCGTGTTGAAGACCGTCGTCTGACCCTGAAGCGAGACCTGACGGACGCCGTCGGCGATCGCCTGGTTCAAAGCATCGATGTCGGCTTGTGTGACTGCCATAGTGGCGCGAGCGTATTTCGAGTGTTCGCGCAAGTGCAGGGATGGTGTTTCGCTATCCGCTAATTACCCGTAGAATTGCGGCATGACGAAACCTCTGCCGTTCAAACGCAAGCCCGGCCCCCGCACGGAGCGCCTGCTCGGTCCGCTCAAAGCCCACACGGTTGGGCTCGACGAACTGACCGTGGCCAAGGCGCTCGTGCTCGGCAAGGACAACCTCAGCCAAGGCGTTCGCGAGGCCGTGCGCGTGGCGTACGACCGGTACCAACGGACGCCGGACGACCCCGTCAGCCAAGGTACGCCGACCGCCGTACCGCCCGCTCCGCCGGCCGCGCCAACACCTCGGCCTTGATCTCGCGCCGCTGCTCGGAGGTGACGACGTCCGAGTTCGTCTCCAACGGCCGCGCCCACGACGGCGGAGTGAGCCAGAACCGAGCCTTGTCGGCACCCAGCTTCAAGCACCCCGCTCGGATCATGCAGGACAGGTCCAGCGACTCGTTGCGAGCTCGGATCTGCTCCCACACCCCGTCGGCGTTGCGGACCTCGGCGTAATACTCATCGATGAACGACTGGGGCAACCAGCCGTTCGGGTTCTTCGGCCCCTTGACGCGGGGGAAGTGGTAGAAGCCAGGACCCGGCTCGCGCCGCGACAGGCCGGCGTGCACCTCGTCTTTCAGCAGGTTCGGGTTCAGGTGGTGCAGCGGGACGTCGCCCTCGCCCTGCAGGCCGCCGACCATCGACTCGCGCACGTGCCAGTCGACCTTCGTGCGCATCGCCCCGCCCTTGGTGAGCATCACGCGGCTGGCCAACCCCTTGAGCCGCAGGCGGCGCCACCACGCGTAGGCCTTCTGCGTGACGCCTTCCTCGCCGCCGGTGTCGACGACGGTGAGTTTCACCTTGATCTCGCGGTCGTCCAGCGGCGTGCGGTACGTGGCCAGGACCAGGCGCTCGGTCAGGATGTCCCAGTCCTCGGCGTACTTCGCCGGGTCGATCGGGGCGAACTCGGTGCCCATGCCCTCACGCTTTGACTCGCGGATCTCCGTGCGGTCGATGAGTTGCTGCTCCATGTACTCGCCGATCGCGTGAACCTGGTAAACGAAGCGGGCGTTCCGGCCGCCCTGGACGTCGACCGAAGCCACGACGAAGCGCGTCCACGGGGGCACGATGTACCGCTGCACCTCGTCATCGGGGCGATCGGCCGGACCCTCGTCGTTAGCCGAGCCTGCGAGGTGCTTGCTGGTGTAGGGGATGCCTTGGTCGGTGTTCGCGGTCGTCTGCAGCGGCAGTTCCGACCCCGTCATCGAATACTCGAGGAGGCCCTGCAGCTGCTTGCGGATCAGCGTCTCCCAGTTGACGTAGGCCGCAGCCACGCCGCCGAGCCAGAAGCCCGCGATCGAGGACGACAACGGGGTGCCGCTGACGCGGTTGCGCGAGTCGATCGTCAGGCCGTCCTGCAGCCAACGGCCGCCTCGGTTCATCTTGCCGCGCTCGGCCGACTCGATGAGGCACCCCTCGGCGGGGCAGACGACCCGGGCGTACTGCCGAGCGAACGCGTCAATGTCGATCGTGCGCGCGTCCTCGATCAGCTGATCCTCTGACGGCAGCTTGAACAGCGACAGCCCTGGCGCCGCTTCGAACCACGAGGCGCAATGCGGGCACTGCCAGTACCACCGGCGGCGGTCGCTGCGGTTGTAGATCCCGAGGATCCCCTTCACCGGCGGCGCCTCGTGAGGCGTGGCGGGCCGCCAGTTGGGGTCGGTGACAGGCCGCCCGGGGCTCGACTCGACCGCCACCATGCCGCGGCTCAGGAATGTGGTCGTCCGCTTGAGCATGAGGCTGAAGCCGTCGCCCTCGCCGTCGATGTTGTCGTCCCAGCGGTCGTAGTCGGTGCCAAACACGTAGCGGTAGCTGGTCGAACTCATGTTCGTGACCGTTGGCCACGCGATCCGGACCAGCATGCCGTTGCGGAACTGCTTGTCGTGCAGGTTGTCATCGCGGCTGGCAACCCCCATCGCAGCCCGAAGCGCCGGGCTGTTCCTGAGCGCCCGGTCGATGCGCTGCCGCGAGTATTCCCGGGCCTTCTCCTGGGTCATCTGGAAGATCGCCATGTCCCCCGGGTCGTTCAGGACGGCATGCGTCATCCAGCCTTCCCCAAGCGCAACCGTCTTGCCCGTCTGCGCCGGCCCGACGAAGCACACGGCCGAGTGCACCCGGCTGGCCAGCAGGTCGGTCGGCAGCACCATGTACGGGGTCTCGGACGGGTCCCAGTAGCCCGAGGCGCCGCCAGGCCGGGCGATCTTGAGGTTGTCGGCCACGCCCTGGCTCACCGGCACGCGGTTGGGCGGCAGCAGCGCCGGCCATGCGCTGCAGACGTCGTGCAGCGCCAGGACGAACGGGTCGTCAGGCATCGTTGGTCATCGCCTTGAAGGCGGCGGAGATCTCCGCCAGCGCGTTGTCGATCTGGACCGCGATCGACTCGACCACCTCGGGGGCCAGCGAGAACTCGCGCTCGAGGTTGTCCGGTACCGACCGCAACGACTGGGTCAGCACGGCCAGCGCGGTTGCCGCGGCCTGCCGCTGAATATCCCGGGGCAGGTAGTTTCCCCGAGATACCTCCAGGTTGAACTCGCGTTCGTCGGCTTTCAGGCGCTCGTGGCGGGCTTTCTGCTCGTTGAACTCGGCGATCGCGGCGCCCCGAGATACTGGGTCGTCGTCGGCCTCAAACTCATCGTTCCGGGGGCGGCCGGCGCCGGGCCGGGCCCCTCCGCGGCCGAGGCCCATTACCGCACCTTCAGGGCGTCGAGGGTTACTCCGTTGTGAATGGCGGCGACAACCCAGCTGGGCTGGCGACCACGCCCCGTCCAGGTATTGCCCGCGTCGTCCCGATACTTGACCGGTACCTTGCCGCGGCTCACCGGGCCGAGGTCAGACAGGGTCACGCCTGTTTCTGCCATGAGTTTGCGGACCTGGTCGACCGCCTGGGGCTTGGCGGCGGCAATCTGGGCGTCCAGGTCACGCTTCTGGGCCAGCAATTCAGCGACTGAGGGCATAGGGTTTCTCCTAGGCATTAGGGTAAACCACTATAGCAGCAATTTCATAGAAACAAAATACGAAAACCCCCTCCCCTCGAGCTCTCCGTCCCCCGCGCGTTAATCCAGCGTATAGGGGCCCCCCAGTATTTAGCGTGGCGCGGAGTTACTCCCAACGGCAGTAAATAGCAATTGAACTCCGCGCCAGCTCACGTGCCAGGGTGCAGGCACTGCAGGTCGAGCGTGTGCACGTGCCAGGGTGCAGGCACTGCAGGCCGAGGGTGTGCACGTGCCAGGGTGCAGGCACTGCAGGCCGAGGGTGTGCACGTGCCAGGGTGCAGGCACTGCAGGCCGAG